CCGCCTATTTTTGGTTTTATATATTTCATGCCGTTTTAAGATTGAATGTGGAGAACTCCTTTAAACCACCCGACCCACCACCGTATTGGTGACCTTTTGTCAGCGACATTATGCGAACTTCGCATTCTCGCAGCTTTTCGTACACTTTCCAAAAGCTAGGGTTTGAAATCGGGTTCATTTCGAGCCAGTGTACTAAGTCACTTTGCAATTGCTCTTGCTTTTCAAGCTTGCTACCGTCATCACGGAATAGCTTTTCTTGTGAATCACGTAATCTTTGGCGTTCAATTTTTTCATCAGTAGTCAATTTTAGCTCTTCCATATCTTTTGTAAGCCAAAGCTTAATTTTATGTTTTATTCTTATCTCTTCAACCTCTTTGACTGATTTTGCTCTTTTTATTTTCATGTGAACACGTTGGCACTCTTTCATTCTTTTTTTTGCCTCGCTAGATGTGAATTTTTTGCTATTCATGTGTGTGATTAATTTAAGGTGATAATCCGTTTAATATTCTCGTTGGTCATTTCACTGACCGTTTTCAAATCCTTTGTTTTCTTACCGAAAGCACTGTAAAGGCTTCGCAGTCGCTCCTGAGTTATTTGGTTGAAGTCTTTTACCGAGGCTGCATGACATGCTATCTTTTTAGCTTCAATTACCGATGGTGTGACACCCATGCTTTCACGCCATCCACATATCGAAGCTATCAGGCGTTTGCGGGCTTTATCCAGTGCAGCCAGTTGTGGGTCAGATTGCAGTTGCAGCTTATTGCATACTTCCAATAAATCGTAAGGCGATAAATCTTTACTGCTCTCTACACCGTACTGTGCCAACAGCAATAACTTACCTTCATTATCAATTCCGGCTAGCCCAAGAAGCGTGTGAAACTTCTTTAGCAATCGTTTTTGTTCTACGTCCATAATTGGTGTTTTCATATCCGTATGTTTTTAAAATTATTTATTCCCAACTTTTTCGCAAGCGTAAAAACTATCATATCCTTTTTGCCAAACCACATACTGACTGTCTTTATCGCCACCGTACCGGCTTTCAGCTTTTGCCATATATCCGGCAACTATGATTTTTACAAAAGCATCGTATCGTATCGACTTACCCACTTGTCCCTTTGGTTCACGCCCATCGGCATGGCTCACAAAAATGAAAAGCTTATTTCTGAATTCGTCCTTTAGCTTTTTGTAATCGCAATAATTCATTCCGGTATATTGGAGCGAATCAATGATTATCACATCCGGGCTTTTACGCTTTCTCAGTCGTTCGGCCAATTCGTTTATCGGCTCTTTGTCAAGGAGCAAAAAACCCTTTGCATCCATCATACCTACATCGCTTATAGCTGCTTTCATCGACTGGCTTAAACCTTCCTCCAATGAATTATACGCTACTCGCGCAAATTTGCTCATATACTTGGCCAGTTGTAATGCAAATCGTGTTTTACCGTTTGCCGAATTACCCCATATCAACCAAGTACCCGTTAGTTCCGGCTTTCCTATTAAATCCAACCACTCACTTTCAAAGTTCAATAAGTGAGGTTTGTAATTCATTACATCCTTAGCCGTTAAAGCTCTTTTAATCGCCATTTAATTACTCTTTAACTGCATATATCAATCTCTTAACACGCCTTAAGTCGCTATCAGATTTTTTGATTATTTTTTCAATAGTATCTTTAGAACTAACACCATTAGCTTCACATATAGCAGCTATATCATCAGCTCCAACTCCTTTTAATTCAATGCAGTTACTTCCAATTCGACTCCATATTTCTTCAAAACCTTTTTTACCATTATCATTACCTCTTTTTAATCTACGTTCCAAATAATGAGTTGCACACATAACTAATCCACAGTGAAGCATTCCGTCTGAATCTTCTAGCATATTATAAAGTGAAATAAAAAAATACATCACTCTATCATTTAATTTATCGGCTTCATCAAGTATTACTATTGGCATAGTTTTTTTTCGCAATGCCTGTACAATTTTACGCATCATTTCTCCTTGTGTCATGCTACGATAGCTCATTCCCATTGCACCCATCAATTCCTGAAGAAACATTTTATTACCCCAAAATTCATTGCAGCAAAGTAGGTATGTATTTGGGGTTGAATCTGCATACTTTTTAAGAGAAAAAGTTTTTCCACTTCCTGCATTTCCAACGATACCGATACTCTGACTTTGTTTCCGTGCAAAATCTAATCTACTTGTTATATCTAAATAATCATTAGTCTCTACAGCTATCCACCTACTATTTGTATGTCCTATCTGTTTTTCAACATTAAGCCACATTTCATCGCTTATAAGTTCCCAATTATTATTTATCATTTGGTTTAATGTAGCTGAACTAACACCCTTCAATGCATTAGCAGCTTTGTTACCACTACCTTTTCTATTGATATAACCAGTCAATGTAGCTACAATAGCCCTTTTTTTTATGTTTTCCATTTAACGTATCTTTATTAGTATTTATATTTTCAAAATCTATTAAATATGTCTTCCTCTTCATCCTCAACATCCACTGCCCGGCTTTTCAATTCCTTTTGTGGAGATGCTTTTGCTGTCACTCGTCGGTCGTCATTTCGCCTGTCCTTATGCTGTCCGTGACTATCGGTAATCATAAGTTTTTTAAGCGTGTCGTTCTGCAACATTAGAGGCATTACACTTGCCATCTTTTCAATATTTTGAGCTCTAAAATCAGTTACTTGTTTTTCCAAACTGGCGTTAAACTCTCTCACTCGTTGCAACTCTCCACTATCGCCAACTTTTCTGTCTTTCAAAGCCATTGGCTGAATGTATTTCTCTTCGAGTAAGAATTGAAGCGTTTCATCTCTGTTTATGGCCAATACCTTAGTTGGATCATTCGGATCGTACTTAAATCGCCATTGAGTACTGTAGTGATCTCTAAATCCTAGGTCAAAGCAATCATATTCGCGTTTAATGCCGTTTATCGTTATTGTTATTCCATTGTGCTGAATCATTGCCGTTGTTTCCTTTCCTGTTCTTGAATGTGTAAGCACTTCGCCAAATGCATTCAGGTAATTCTCAACTTTAAACTCAATTTTGTCAGCTTCGGGCATTTCATCCCACTTTTGCAGGTATTGTTCAAGTTTCAGTGCGCGCTCTTTTTCGATTATATCAACTACCATTTGGCAAACCTCTTCGTAGTTCGGGAAATTCTTTTTGTATTTCTGTAGAAACTCATCGTTCGGCTGACTGTCTTTTTTCGAAGTAATACCCCATCCGGCCCAGTTGGGTTCTAGTTGGCAATAATCGCGGTTTAAATGCTTGAAGTAAGGTTCAATGATTTTTGATTTTGCGTTCTTTGCCTTAGCAGGAGTACTCTTATCAGCTATCGTTTCGTAATATGGTGTCAGGTTCTTTATCTGATACCTATCACTCTGTACCTGGTGAGTGCGATACATCGTTCCAAATAGTTCCTTGGTATGTTGTGCTGCATTTCTCATTGCTAACCGTATCAAGTCCGGGCTTTCATGTATTCCTATCGCATATCCCACCGGATATTTATTGAATGCATCCAAAATCACTACTACAGTTGGTCTATGGTGATAAGTGGTCGTTGAATATCCGGTTTTCGCTTTCACTTCAGTTCGTTGGAAGAGTAATTCCACATCCCAACCGTCCATTGTCCAATAATAGAGCGGGCAACTCGGTGCCGAACGTTTTACCTGCATTGCTTTTTTATTTGAGAATGCCACTGCACCTCTACGGCCTGCAAATATATTTACATCTAATTTATCCCTCCAAAATGCTACTGCATCGCTTGTTATTTTTTTTGCTCCTATCAATTCAGCAAAAATGTTGTAGTTAGTTCTTACCTTAGCATTATCAAAATTTCGTGGGTCAGCTAGTAGTTCAGATAAAACAGACTCTTTCACATCGCTTTCAATTTTTGCCGAATTCTTATTGCAATAATTCTTGTGAATAAGCATCTCAACGCCATCTTTCAAATACTTTTTATACTTGTCTTCAAGTCTGCGGGGGTTTGCCGGTAGCGAGTGAGGAAACTTTGTGCGGTCGAGTTCTTGAACCGCTTCCGCTATCTGGTCCCATGCGCGGGTAGTTTTATGCCCCAGGGCGCTATGCTTTGCTTTTTTGCTAATAATCATTGCATGTATCGCATCAAGCACTATGGCATTAGCGTAATACTCTCGTCGTACAACCGGTGGTAAAAATCTACCGTCACTAAGTTTGTATGTTTCAAAAAAATCCATCGCCTTTACATTTTCAGTAATATGGCTTTGAACCTGGTTAACTGCCACTACTTTGTACGGATCACATCCAACCTTATCCACTATCGCACGCTTAAATCGTTCGGGCATGCTATCATATTGTACCAATGCAGGAGTATTTGCACATCCTCTACGAATAACATTAAGTTGTTTTCGTTGTGTCAGGTTTCTATAATTGACATCAGTAATAATACCTTCATCAATCAACCAACCTGCCTCTACCGTGAGTGTGTTATTATAATATTGCATAGTTGTACTTTTTATAAATCGTTTAAAAACCACTTAAGCTTTTAGGTAAGCTCTCAAAACCAATTGTCCGAAAAATAGAATTGTACAAATCAATAAACCGTACTTACTAATTTTATCACCTATTGGTTTAACCAACATATTTTCGAAAAAACAGTAAATTAATTTTTTCATAATTCATCATCCGGTTTAATCATACCACCTAGTTTAATTGCCTCTAATCTTATTTTGATTTTTTGTGGAGTATTTGCCTCTCCGAATAAAGCCTTTTTTATTGTTGGATAACTTCCATGTTTTAATAGGTCTTTTCTTTTACCGGGATCAATCAAAATTTCTTTTTGTTTTTCCATATTATTTTTATTGATGAACTTTTTATATATTTGCGTGTTTCAAATTAAAACGGTTTAAAATACTTTGCAAATTAAGGGATAATTTTCAACACTTGCAAATAAAAATGGGATTATTTTCAACATAATGGAAAATATTATTTTACGAATTGCAAAAATAGCTGATAATGAGAATGTTTCTATAGGAGCATTAGAGAGACTTATTGGTGCTAGTAAGGGAGTATTATCCCGCGCTATTGCAAATAATACGGATATTCAGTCAAAATGGGTGCAAATTATAGCCGATAATTATCCCAATTATAGTGCGGAATGGATTTTAAGAGGTATAGAACCAATGATAAAAGGAGCTGAAAATGAAAAAAATAATAAAATAGTAGATGGACCGGTAAATATTCAACATAAAATCACAGATGCAACTTCTCTCGGATTTATTTTAGATCGATACGAAGCAATAGCAGGAGAAAATAGCTTATTGAAGAATAAAATTGAAGAACTCGAAAAAACAATAGAGAATATGCCTAAAAAGGCAACATATAAAATACCAAAAATGGGTAGCAGCATTGCAGCAGAACCAAAGCCATAAATCCATATATAATAGGCAGGTAGGCTCTATTTGTACATAATAATTTGTATTTTTCTATATATAAGCGACTTAGGTCGCTTTTTTAATGCTGTTATACTGCATTAAGGGGTAGTTTAAACGCATATTTAACCGAGTTTACATGTTTATTTGTCATTAAGCGTGCATTTAAAGCATAAATTTTACTTGTTTTTGAATACCCATTTGAATACCCATTCGAATACCCAATGCCGTTTTTTCATCAAATTGTACATTTACCATCACCCCCTAGATCGGTAGTTTTAGGCATAAAAAAAGCCCCATTTCAGAGGCTTGTATCATTCGGTTGTATTATCGTTCTATCCTTATTTAATAGGCTTTTACGTGCCGTTTAAACGGGTATTAAGCACTAATTAAACTAATCATTCGTTTGTGCGGCCTTTATATGTTAATAATATAAGCATAATTAAAGTAAATGTACAATTTGTTTTTCACTCCAAATTTATTATTAATTAATTATCAATCTTTTATGAGTTTGTGATTGTACTTTTTGTTTTTTCTCTTATAAAAAGATGAGTCGCTTAACTGCCGACCTTAAATTATATTTGAAAGAAGGAGCATTGCTTGAAGCTGAAATAAAAAAACAGTTGGGAGGACTTGGATATGATGCTTAGTGAAATTATTGAATTTAATCCTACACGAAGCATTAAGAAAGGGACTAATGCTCCATTTATTGAAATGGCAGCATTGAACGAAAATTCAAGAGATATTTCTTATATTTTCCAAAAAGAATTTAATGGTTCGGGAACTAAATTTAAAAATGGTGATACTTTACTGGCTCGCATAACGCCATGTCTGGAAAATGGAAAAACTGCCAAAGTGAATTGTTTGAAAGAAGGAGAACATGCTCACGGCTCAACAGAGTTTATCATTTTAAAAGCGAAAGAACCCGAATACGATGAGGATTTTATTTATTATCTATGTCGTTGGTCTAAATTTAGAGATTATGCTATAGGTAGAATGGAGGGAACATCTGGCAGACAGAGAGTCGATTGGAAAGCGATAGCTGAGTTTGAATGTGATTTACCAAAAAAAGAAATCCGAAAAGAAATTGGTTTTTTTCTAAAACAAATCGATGATAAAATTGCCAATAATAATCAAATTAATCAAACGCTTGAATCCTTAGCACATACACTTTTTAAATCGTGGTTTGTAGATTTCGATCCAGTAATTACTAAAATAGAAGCAAAAAAAACAGGGAGAGATCCATTAATGGCTACTCTGGAAATGATTAGTGGAAGAACAGCCAATGATACTCAGAACTTTGCTGGTGCGGAATATAATGAATTAAAAGCTATTGCAGCTATATTCCCAGATGAGTTAGAAAATAGCGAATTGGGAGATATTCCGAAGGGTTGGAAAGTTGGAAAAATTGGAGAAATTTATAGTACAACTTCTGGTGGAACACCGAGTAGAGAAAACAAAAGTTTCTATGAAGACGGAAGTGTTAGTTGGGTAAAATCAAAAGAACTGATTAATTCTTTTGTTTTTGAGACAGAAGAATCAATAACAAAAGAAGCTATTAATAAATCTTCTGCAAAGTTGTTACCAAAAGACTCGATTCTTTTAGCAATGTATGGAGCTACTGTTGGTCAATACTCTATTCTTGGTGCAACTGCTACTTGCAATCAAGCTATTTGTGCAATATTACCAAATGAGAATTATCCATACACTTTTATTTATTCTTGGTTAAAAGAGAATAAGGAAAATGTTATGAGTAGGGCTTCTGGTTCTGCTCAGCAAAATATAAGCCAAATTGTTATTAAGAATATTGAACTTGTGGTACCTCCAATAAACCTACTTAAAAGTTATCATCAGAGAGTAAAAAATAAATATGATTATATTTTAAATAATCAAAAAGCTAATCAAACCCTTAGTAATTTAAGGGATGAAATACTCCCCAAACTTCTTTCAAATAAAACTATATTAGAGAAAGGAGGAGTTGAATGAAGTTTTTGGAAGAAATCTACATATCTGAATTAAATAATCCAGACCTCTCACTTGTTTCTATTGAAATAGACACTGATGCAAATGGAAATCATTATCAATCTGTTATCATTGATGGAAAAATATTCCCACCAATTGACATACTGAAAAATGTTGAACCAGACACATTTACTCAAGCTTTTGAAGATTGGAAAGAACGCAAAGAAGATGAACTTTTAGAGCGAGTAGAAAATATCTTAAAATATAAAGATAATCGTGATAGATTTAATCAATTAGAACAGATTTATAGAAGAAATGCGGTTATACCTTTCATTGGAGCAGGAATGTCATCCCCAACCGGATATTTAAAATGGGAAGATTTCTTATATTATTTGCAAGAAAATAGTACTATTGAATATACTCTAATAAAAGATAAAATTACTAATGGAGAATTTGAAGAGGCTGCTCAGATTCTTTATGATGATATGAGTGGCCCGATATTTAATGAATTGCTGAGTAATACTTATGGTACGGACAAAGTGATTCAAGGACCTGTAAATTTTATACCTTATTTGTTTAATTCCGCGGTAATTACAACTAATTTTGATCCAGTATTAAAAACGTTGTATGATAATACATCAAATTCTTTTGAAGAAGTGATCAATGGTTCTAACGCAGAAAGTTTTACTGCAAATCTTGGAGCTGGAAAAAGGACATTACTCAAACTTCATGGAGATTTCGGTAATGAAAAAGAAAGAATCCTTACACTAAATGAATACCAAAAAGCATATGATGACGAATCAATTATTAATACTTTAATTGAAGATGCTTTTTTCAATAGAACATTATTATTTCTTGGATGTAGTCTAACTCAAGATAGAACAATAAAGAAAATGGAAGAATATGTTAGACTTAAAGGACATGTTCGGTGTGTTAAACACTACTGTTTTTTAGAGTGTCCAGATACAGAACCTAGAAGATTAGAAATTAGAAATAGATTATCTAAAAGTAATATATTCCCTATTTGGTATCCTAAAGAACAACATAATGAATCGATTGAGGCTCTTCTATTTAAATTAAAAGGATCTTTCTGAATATGATAAACGAAGAAAAATTAGAAAGTTTAGCATTATCTTGGTTTCAAGATACAGGTTATAGTTATTTGCATGGCAAAGAAATCGCCCCTGAAACAGCTACGCCCTACAGGAACGATTACAAAGAGGTGATATTGCATAACGAATGTCTCAAAGCCTTAGCTAAAATAAACCCAGATATACCCACAGAAAAGCTCGAAGAAGTGATTCGTTTGGTGAAAAATGGGGTGGGACCCAATACTATACTGAAAAATAAAAGCTTTCATTATAACTTATTGGATGGGGTAAAAGTGGAATTTGAGCGTAAAGGGCAAAAAGTGGAGGATTTGGTGTACCTGATTGACTTCAAAACTCCGTTGAATAACCGTTTTCTGGTAGTAAATCAGTTTGCCATTGCCGGAGAAAAAAATTTACGCAAACCTGATATCGTTGTTTTTATCAATGGTTTTCCTATTTCGGTTGTAGAACTAAAAAATCCTGCGGACGAAGATACGGACGTATGGGATGCTTACAACCAATTGCAAACTTACAAGAATGATATAGAAGACCTTTTTTTCTTCAACGAAGCATTGGTTGTTTCCGATGGCATTACGGCACGTATTGGCTCTCTCACTGCTAATAAAGAACGTTTTGTGCCTTGGCGTACTATTTCCGATCAGGATGACCGTCCATTAGTTGCATTCGAACTGGAAAATGTAATTAAAGGCTTCTTCCAACCGGAATTATTTTTAGATTACCTGCGCCATTTTATTCTTTACGAGACAGATGGAAGTAAAACATTTAAGAAGATAGCAGCTTATCACCAGTTTCATGCGGTACGTGAAGCCGTAAAAGCTACTATTATAGCGGCTAAAGTTCCAGAAGCAGAAATAGTATCAACTCCACGAGCCAACTATGGTAAAGTAATTGAACCCGGCAGTAAAAAAGCAGGTGTTATCTGGCATACACAAGGCTCAGGTAAAAGTATTTCCATGGTGTGTTATGCAGGAAAATTGCTACAACAGCCCGAAATGCAAAACCCTACTATTGTTGTGGTAACCGACCGTTCCGATTTAGACGGACAGTTGTTTACAACATTCTCGCAATCGGCAGATTTGTTAAAGCAAACACCAGTTCAGGCAAATAGCCGTGATGACTTGCGGGATATGCTCGAAAGCCGGAAGTCGGGGGGTATTATTTTTACAACTGTTCAAAAATTCTCTTTGTTGGCAGGTGAAACCAAACACCCCGAATTGACAAACCGACACAATATTGTGGTGATAAGCGACGAAGCCCACCGAAGTCAGTACGGTGATAAAGCGGTGTTGGATAAGAAAACAGGTGTTTACAAATACGGTTTCTCGCAACACATGCGCGATGCTTTGGGCAATGCTACCTTTATTGGTTTTACAGGTACGCCCATTTCGTCTACCGAAAAAGACACGCAGAAAGTATTTGGCGAATATATAAGCATTTACGACATACAAGATGCGGTCGATGATGGTGCTACTGTGCCTATCTTCTACGAAAGTAGGTTGTCAAAACTCGATATTAATCAGGAAGCTATTGCCAGACTGAGTCAGGATGTTGAAGAAATTATAGAAGATGAAGAAGAACTTTATCAACGCGAAGCTACCAAAAGTAATTGGACACAACTGGAAAAACTGGTTGGAGCTACTCCAAGATTGCAAGATGTTGCCAGAGACATAGTGTATCACTTTGAAAAACGAACAGCAGCCATTGATGGTAAAGCGTTGATTGTATGTATGAGCCGTGAAATATGCGTACACCTTTATAATGAAATAATAGCACTCAAACCCGAATGGCACGATAGTGACCCGACAAAGGGAGCTATCAAAATTGTTATGACAGGATCGGCAGCCGACAAAGCATTATTGACTCCTCACATTTATACAAAATCCCAAAAGAAGAATCTGGAAAATCGGTTTAAAGATGTAAATGATTCGTTGAAATTAGTGATTGTACGTGATATGTGGCTGACTGGTTTTGATGCACCTCCATGCCATACAATGTATATCGATAAACCCATGAAAGGTCATAATCTGATGCAAGCCATTGCAAGGGTTAATCGCGTATTTAAAGACAAGTCGGGAGGTGTAGTTGTAGATTATATCGGAATCGCTAATGAACTTAAGTTAGCAATGAAAACCTACATGGATGCTGATGGTAAAGGTTCACCCACCTTGCGTACACAAGAAGCCTACACCATATTGCTGAAAAACATGGATGCTTTGCGTGGCTTATTCCATGGCTTTGATTATAGCAAATACAAAACAGATGCTTTAAAATTACTTGTACCAACAACAAACCATATTCTGGAAGACCCCCAAAATGGGAAAAAGCGTTTTCTGGACTTAATCTTGACTATCAACAAGTCGTACTCACTTTGCAGTACCATGGACGAAGTACAAGATTTGAAAATCGAGATTGCCTTTTTCAATGCTATCAAAGCAACATTATTGAAGTACACCAGTGTTGATAAAAAGCGTCTGGAAGAAGACAAGAACACTGCCCTCAAACAGATTTTGGATAATGCCATTATTGCCGGAGGGGTATGCGATGTGTTTGAATTAGCTGGATTGAAAAAACCGAACATTGGTTTATTATCTCCCGAGTTTTTGGAAGATATACGACGCATGAAAACCAAGAATCTGGCAGTTGAATTACTCGAACGCTTATTGAAAGACAGTATTAAAGCACATTCAAAAGGAAATATCGTACAAGAAAAAGCCTTTGGCGACAGGTTGCTTGAAACACTTCGGCAATATCATAATCGAGGTATCGAAGCTGCAATGGTTATTGAAGAACTAATTCAAATGGCATTAGATTTTCAGGAAGCAATGAAACGGGAAGAAGATCTCGGATTGAGTCCAGATGAAATTCGGTTCTACGATGCCTTGGCTGAAAACAACACAGGAGAAAAAGCACTGGCGAATGAAGATATAAAAATGATAGCCGTTGAATTAACTGAGAAGCTTAAACAAAGCACTACCGTTGACTGGGATGTGCGAGATAGTGTAAGAGCAAAAATACGGAATATCATCAGGCGTATGCTACGCCGCTACGGCTATCCACCGAGTCATTCACAGGAAGCAATTGACCTTATCATTCGCCAGGCAGAAGTATTGGCTAAGGATTGGGAAAAGAAAGAAATAGAAGAAGTAACAAATAGATAATAACACAAAATTCAATATCGTATGAATGGGGATTTAAAAAATAAAATAGCACTTAGTACAGATTCTTTTGTTCATTTAAGTGAATGCATTCCTAATGACGTTATAGAGAAATTGGACTCTCTTAAAGATCAAGTATATCATCGGTATGATGATTTTAAGTCTATTTTACAAGGCCTGTTAGGGGATGAAAATTATTCAAAATACAAAGATATTATTCTAGACTTTGTTGAGCAGATTGAAAGTGATGAAGATACTTTAGATAATGATGAAACAGGAAAAGGGTCTATCTATCCATATGATCCCTCAAAATCTGATATTGATATTAGAGAAGATCCGCAAACTGTTTTTGAATTAGTAGTAAGAAAGTGGGATAGAGAATTAATACAAATGCCTGATTTTCAAAGAAAATATGTTTGGAAGTCAGAACAACAATGTCTGTTTATTGAGTCAGTTCTCTTAAACTTTCCTTTGCCTCCATTGTATATCAACAAAGACAAGTATGGTAAGTATATTGTTGTTGATGGTAGGCAGAGATTGACAACATTAAGGCGTTTTATAAAAAACGATTTTAGATTGAGTGGATTAAAAGCAATTCCAGATATTAATGGAAAAAACTTTAAAGAATTAGTTGAATTTAATGGTGATTACCAAAGTAAAATTGAAGATAAAAAATTACTGGTTTATCTAATTCAGCCTTCAGTTCCATTGGAAATGGTTTATGATATATTTAATCGAATTAATACTGGTGGAACTCAATTGGAAAGACAAGAAATCAGAAATTGTATTTATATTGGAAAAGCAACGGAGTTTTTACAAAAATTAGCTGCAAAACCAATTTTTAAAATGGCAATTGATTATGGTATTTCAGATAATAGAGCAAAAGACCAAGAAGCGATATTGAGATATTTGTCTTTTAGAATCTTTGATTATAATCTTGATTACAAATATAGCATGAATGATTTTGTTGAAAATGCAATGAAACACATGAACGAAAGTTTATCTCAAGAAAATTTTGATAGATTCGAAGAAGAATTTATAAGGGCAATGAAATATACTAGAGAATTTTTCGATAGAAGAAATTTCAGGTTCCCAACAGATGAAACCAGAGGACGAGTTAATATTGCTATTTTTGAGACTGTTGCCGGTTTTTTTGCTTCAAAAAGCGAAAAGTATTTATTAGAAAATAAAGCGCAAATCAAAGCTAATTTTACTATTTTATTAAACAATCCTCAATATATTGATGCTGTAAGATATTCTACTGGAGATAAGAAACGTGTAGCTTCTCGTTTTGATAAAGTTTTTGATATACTAAGTAAAGAATGTACCAATGATTAAATCATCTAAACTGAAAAATTTTAAGATTTTTCAAACGGAAACTAAATTTACTTTAGCTTCAATAAATCTACTTACTGGGATAAATGGTAGAGGGAAATCTTCATTCTTACAAAGTATTTTGCTTCTTAGTCAATCCATTGAAGATAAACAAACTCTTTGTAAAATAGCATTTAATGGCTCCGCAGTTAACCTTGGCACTTTTAGAGATGTGCAAAATAGAAGTACTGCAAATATAAATCCTATTGAAATATCACATGAAACATTAAATGGACCGTTGAATCTACTTTTAGAAAGAGATGAACATGATGATACGATTGGGGTAATTAACACCCCAATATCTCAAGGAATACTTAATGAATTCCAACATATTCATTATATTGCTGCAGATCGTGTTGGTCCACAAGAATTTTATATCAAATCAACTCTGCCTAGATTTATAACTGTTGGAACAAAAGGTGAATTTCTTGGTAATGTTTTATATCAAAAAAAAGGTCAAATAGTATATGAGCCGCTACAAAAGATTGGCGTAGGAAGTTCGAATGAACTAGAAATAAAAACAGGAGAATGGCTATCCTATATTTTAAACACAGAAAACATAAAAGTATTTGCTGAGAATCCAGAGAGCTCAAGAATAATTACACTTTCATTTGGAATAGGAAGTTCCAAGTTTAGACCTCATAACATTGGATTTGGGTATTCTTATGTTTTACCAATAGTTCTTTCTGGACTAATTGCTCAAGTGAATATTCCGGTGCAAACTGAGCCACTTATTCCGGATCAAACTGAGCCACTTATTTCGGCAAAGTGCGCCACTTGTTAAAGTTGAGATTTAATGTTTTTTACGGT